ACTGCTAAACAGACAAACGATAGCATGATGACAACTGATATGCTGCAAGGTCTAATGGGCCAAGTCATGTCAATGAGTCAGATGTTTCAAGGTCTCATGGGTAATCGTGGTGGTTCAGGACAAGGCGGTGGTGGTTACGGTAATGTTCCACCAGCAACTAATACTGGCAATAATAGAATTGAATATATCACACAGCAATATGAAAGACAGAATAGACCAGAACTAGCCGCTGCTCTACAAAATCTTAGTATTCTATGTCAGGGCTATGATATTGGTGATAGTGGTTCTGCATACTTTGTCAATAAAGTAGTCGATCCAAACACATACTTACAACAGGCAGAAAGTCTATTGCTACAGTGTGAGACATTAGATGACATGATGACAACGCTAAACCGTTTGCAGTATGATACTACTCTATTTGGTAGAGAAAATCTTAGAAACTATGAAATAGCCATTGATACTGCCTGGGGCGCAGCGAAACAGGTAATTGATTTCGAAGGCGAGATTTCTATTCTATATGATGCAAACACTCTGAATAACATTAATACATTTGCCAATACAATCACAAGTAATAATACCAGTCCGGGTATCGGTTCTATGCCATATGGTGGTTCTGGTAGTGGTTCTGGAGGAGGTGGCGGTGGTTCTGGCAATATGTTCGGTCAGTCATCAGGACAGATTATGGAAATGATGAAGCGTCTAGCTCCACAAGGCGAACAAAACGCCAAAGATATGCACGAGAAACTAAACACCGACCAAGACTCGAATAAACTATTTGAGATTGTTAAGAAGACTATTAACGGTGGTAACCCACTTGATCCATCACTATTCAAGGGCATGATGTAATGGCAACAAAAAAGTTTAATCCTAACTCAGAGCGCAAGACTACGCCCAAGAAATATAAAGTGCCTAAAGATGTCCGTGAAGAAGAAGGCGCTGGTAAATATCCTAATTATTGGTCTTACAAGTCTCGCTCAGGACATAATATCATCATGGACGACTCTAAAGATCATGAGTCGGTAACTATTCAGCATCGTTCTGGTTCTGCTATTCAAATGCGGCCAGATGGTTCTGTGCATTTCACTACACACAATGGTAAGTATGAAGTTATCTTTGGTGAAGATCGTATTACAGTATCGGGCGCACAAGATATTACCGTGAAAGGTGATGCATCGCTTAGAGTATTTGGTGACTACAATGTTACCTGTCACAAGAATTATAATCTAACTGTCATGGGTGATTATAATTTCACAGCCAAGAACCTAAACAGAATGGTTCGTGGTAATATCGATACACAAGCCAAGAATGAAACAAAGAAACTAGAAGGTTCTTCTGGTATGATGGCACATGGTGCTATTGCTCATGTTGCTAAAGGCGCAGCATCGTTTATTTCTCATGGTGACCAAGTTCATGTTGGTGGTGGAGGTGGCACTAATCTTCACATGCCTGGCGAAGACGGTCAATTGACAGTCTATAATAACAAAGGCGCTACACATATCGAGAATAAAGACGGCAAACTAGACATGAAGGTAACCGATGGCGAACAAAAAGTTTCTCTTGTCGCTTCTGGCGGCAGTCTTCATACGCAAGCAGATAAGGATATTCAAACAGAAGCCCAAGAAAATGTTAAGGTAGAAGCACAGAATACCGCTAAATTCAAAGGTGGATCATCTGCTGCGCTTGAAGGCGCCACTACACATGTTTCTGGTACCACAGTTCATGTTAAAGGTGATACAACGACACATGTTGATGGTGGCACAGTTAATCTTGCAGGCGGACAAGCAACGCAACTAGACTTTAATTTTGCTGAAATGATTTCTGCTGCTGGTCTTCCTTCTATTAATTCTGGTATGGCAAATCAACCAATTGCAGAAGCATCTTCGGAAGAATGGCTCAGTAAACTAGCCTAAATATAACAAATAGGGTTCTATAAATGGCAGATCAAAGCGTACCGTATATTTCAAGAGTACCAGACTATTGCGATATAGATTTGGATTTCATGAAACATCCAAAGACGAATCAGCTTATTCTTAAACACGGTAGGGATGCTGTTATTAGATCAGTTCGCAATCTAGTATTCACTAACTACTATGAGAGACCTTTTAAATCTGGTATTGGTTCCAATATCAGAGCATTGCTATTTGAGAACTTCACACCGACAACTCTACTCGTCCTTCAAGATGAAATACGCCGTGTATTAAATGAATTTGAGCCTAGAATTGAGGTTCAAGATATTAGAGCCAGCGAAGATATAGACAGAAATGGTTTTGATATAACCATTGAATTTGTTATTCTAAATAGAAATGAGCCAGTTGTCACGACGGTATTCCTAGAAAGGATTAGATAATAGCTATGGCATCCGCAAATTCAAACGCAGCACTAAGAGTCACAGAATTAGACTTTACATCGATTAGAGAGAATCTTAAGGAATATCTTCGTTCACAAGATACCTTTCAAGATTATGACTTCGAAGGTTCTGGTCTTGCTGTTCTATTAGACATGCTTGCCTATAACACTTATTACAATGCTTTCTATATGAACATGCTTGCCAATGAGTCTTTTCTAGATACTGCACAGATCCGTCAGAACATTCTATCACATTCTAAGGCTATTGGATATGTGCCTGCTTCCGCTCGTGGTTCACAGGCAGTTATCGATGTTTATGTTAAGCCAACCAGAAATGAAATAACAACTATTCCTACAATCACACTAGAGAAATATACTAGACTTCTAGGCACAGATGTTAATGGTATTAATTATCCTTTCGTAACAGTTAACTCAAATACTGTTTCAAAGTTTGCCTCCGCATTCACCTTTTCTAATGTCGTTATTAAGCAAGGCGAGGCAATTACTCAGCAGTTTAAGGTAGATGCATCTAATCCATACAGAAGATTTGAATTGCCTTCTGCTAATGTCGATACATCAACCCTTACTGTTCTAGTATTCGAGTCATCAAGTAATTCATACAGTGAAGAATATTCACTAGCAAATGACTTGACAGAACTATCACCAGACTCATTCGTATATTTCGTAGAAGAAAACGAAAATCTTAATTGGACTGTTTACTTTGGCGATGGTGTTCTAGGTTATAAGCCTAAGAACGGCAACATTGTTCAAATCACCTATCTCGATACAACAGGAGCAGCCGCTAATAATATCGGTGGCTTTAAGTTCGTTCAGCCAGTTGGTGGTTATTATCGTGAAGATGTTAGAGTTACCACTAGACAGGCATCAAGAGGTGCGGTGGATAAGGAAGATATCGAAACAATTCGTATTCGTGCGCCTAATTTCTATACTGCACAAAATCGTGCTGTTACAACAACCGATTATGAATCAACTCTTGTTAAGAATTATCCAAATATCGACGCCGTTTCTGTTTGGGGCGGTGAAGATAATGTTCCTATTCAATATGGCAAAGTCTTTATGTCATTTAAGACCAAAGGCTATTACAAGCTATCTGATCAGGACAAAGAAATAATCAAGCGTGACTATGTTAGAAATAAGAATGTTGTCACTGTTACACCAGAGATTGTCGATCCAGATTATGTATTCGTTGTATTGACTGGTAGAGTAACATACGATCCTAACAGAACATCAAAAACAGCTAATGAGATTAGAGAAATCGTAAGGGCTGCTATTCTTAAGTATAATAACGATGAGTTGAATACCTTTAAGTCAACTTTCCGTAAGTCTAAGTTGCAGCAGTATATTGAAGGATCAGATCCTGCCATTACAGGTTCAGATATCGATGTTTATGTCCAGAAAAGAGTTGATATGATCGTTGATGAGTTGAGAAGATACATCATCAACTATAACATGCCTCTAATGAAAAGCGATGCATACAATCGTTTCAATTCATATCCATGGATCAAAGTAATCGATACCGCTCTAAATCAGAGAAATGTTTATTTTGAAGAAGATCCAGGTGCTAACTCTGGTATCAATTCTGTCACTATGATTAATGGTGGTGACGGCTATACAGAACTTCCTAAAGTCACAATCACCGGTGACGGTGTTGGTGCTACTGCTACCGCTGTTGTGGTAGATGAAAAGGTTATCAAGATCAATGTAACCAACAAGGGTCGCAACTATACTAGAGCGCAGGTGCAGATTACAGGTCTTGGTGAAGGTGCTGCGGCAGTTCCAGTTCTAGAGACTAATCTAGGAACAGTTCGCACATATTACACCACATCAACTGGTGATCAGGTAATTGTAGATAACAACGCAGGAACGATCTATTATGACCGTGGCCAGGTTGTGCTAAATTATATTAGACCAGTAGATGTTGCCAACAATTCATTCTATGATACAGATGTTGTATCTTTCAGTGCGGTACCTGCACAGGAAATTATCAAGCCATCTAGAAATAGAATCCTAGCTATCGATGTGGATAATCCACAGAGTATTCAATTCGACGTTATTGCAGAGACATAATGCCATTTATTTCAAATAACAGAACATCAGTATTAATTGATCAACAGGTTCCGGGGTTCGTCAGAGAAGAACACGAAATCTTCTTGGAGTTTGTTAGAAGCTATTATAGATTTCTAGAAACTCCAAGTTATATCAAGCCAGTCACTTCTAATCTGACAATCAGTACCGTAATTGGTGCGACAACACCATATGGCGTAGATTATACGAACACTGTGGTTGTAAGTCTTCCTGTTGGTAGATCAAATGTTGCTATCGCTAACGGTACCAAGATTAGAATAGCCAATACAGATGTTGGTGCTTATGCAGCTAATGTCGTACCAGGCAGCAACACCTTCAATATCACAGGTAATAGTTACCCAGTGCGTTTGGTTGGTGAAAGATTTTTCGTTTACAAAACTGTTGCTAATGCACCCGGTGCCGATCTAACAAACATTATGAAGAATTTCGGTCGTTATATGGATGTCGATAACGCTCGTGATAATGATCAGATCCTTCAAACACTCTATAACAATTATATCAAGCTACTTCCCAAGAATATGTTGGCTGATAAGAACCTTGTGCTGAAACACGCCAAGGATTTCTATAGATCAAGAGGCTCGGAAAAGTCTATTCGTTTCTTGATGAGAGCCTTATATAATACAACTGCCGAGGTTTATTATCCTAAGCAAGATGTTCTTAGAGCGTCAGACGGTAAGTGGTATGTTGAAAGAGCATTAAGAGTCCAGAACGGCGCTATTAACAATGTTGCCAACTCTATGGTCTATTCATATTTTCAGAATAAAGAAGTTAAAGGCTTGACTTCTAAAGCAACTGCACTAGTCGAGGCAGTTAATGTATTCTATGATAACAATACACTTGTTACCGAACTAAGAATTTCAAACTCTAATAAGCCATTTCTATCTGACGAATCAATCTATGCACTATTCGAAGAAGACGGACAAGTAAAATATGCTACTGCTCGTATCTTCGGCGGTCAGATTGTCGATATTGATATTGTTAATGGTGGTACTGGTTATGTTGAAGGTACTACTGTTCCAATTATTCCAGTAAATGGTTCTGGTACTGGCGGTCTAGTAAGAATTTCAAGAGTATCTGCCGGTGGTATTGAAAGAATCTTTATTGAAGGTTCATTGCCAGATAATGGTGGTGCAGGCTATCGTGGTCGTATAGAAGACGGTCCAGAAGCTAGAGGAGGCGATTTTATTACTGTATCTGGCGGTGGTGGTATCGGTGCTCTAGGTGAAGTAGAAAGCGTTTGGGAAAACATTTATCATCCCAATCAATATAATATTTGTAACACTAGAATTTCAGATGTTGCTAATGTTAGATGCGACATGTATGGCTTTGCTACAGAGGTCGCTAACGGTGGTTTGACTGTTGATGGTGCTTCTACAGTAGGCGAAACTGTTATTGCAGATGCCGTTGGTTACTGGTCATATTCAAATACCGGTGCAGCTAAATTTTGTTTCGTTGTCGAACCTGGTGAGAGTTATTTCGGTACACCTACATTTACCATTCAAGCAAATACAATCGTCCAAGAAATGGGCATCATCGGCAAACTAAAGATACTCAATCCTGGTCTAAATTATCAGGTCAATGATGTTATCGAGTTCCACAATAGAAACGAAGCAAATAGTTTCGGATCAGGTGCGGCTGCCAGAGTAAGCGTAGTCAATGCTGCTGGCGCTATTATGAATGTTGCATGGGTTCAAATTTCTGGTCACTATATTGGTGGTGAGGGATACGATTATACAATGATGCCTTATTGTGTAATTAAGTCAGCAACAGGAACCGGCGCTAATGTTCAGCCAATGACCACACTGGGCCGTGGTGGTTCATTTACATTCACAACAGAAGATATTGGTATCATCAGAAGATTTACTATTGTTAACCCAGGAACTGGTTACACTGTTCCACCTATTCTTGACCTAACAACAGGTCATACAGGTAATGTCGCTGTCGTTAATACTTCGGTTGTTACAGGTATCTATTCATACCCAGGTCGTTATATTAATGACGATGGCTTTATCAGCGCCCAGAATTACCTACAGAATAGAGATTATTATCAGAACTTCTCTTATGTCGTTAGAACTGACAAGCCTCTATCAAAGTATAGAAACACACTTAAGTCGCTAACACATCCTGCCGGCATGAAGATGTTTGGTCAGTATGAAAAGGAAGATATTGAAGCAACAAATATAAACGGCGCACAAGTATTCAGTAGCAGCCATTACCCAGACCTAGTAAAGACTGGTCTAATATTCCATATGTCGGCTGCTAATACTGGAACAACTACAGCAGGTAGAATTGCTAACCTCATTAATACAAGTTATGAAGGTGAAATGCTCAATGGTGTTTCTGTAACTAATGGTCTTATTCGCTTTGACGGCTTAAATGATGTTATTAGATTCCCAAATAGCACAACTCTTGATCTACAGAATTTGACACTAGAAACTTGGATCAATGTTCCTTCTACATTCCAGAATGCTGTAATTTTCCAGAAGGGTGCCAACGGAAGTCAATACTCACTAGAATTTAATCTATTGGGTGATCTAGTATTCAATGCTAAGATTAATGGTGTATGGCAACAGGCGGCCTCACTAACAGCAACTAGAGTGCCACCTCCTGGCTATGCGGCTGTTCGTCCAGGCTTTAATGCAGAAGACTATATTAGAAGCAATAGATGGACACACATTGCGCTAACATATACCTCAGGCGCACAAAGACTATATGTCAATAATACTCTAGTTGCTTCGTCAGCACTGGCAGGAACTATTGCTACAAATAATAGTGGTGTATCTGTCGGTGCATCTGGTGCATATAACGACATTTATCGTTGGAGCTATCTAATCGGTAGAATTTCAATCATGAGAGTTTATAACCGTGTGCTATCGGCAGCCGAAGTTAAACGAAACTTCAATACTGATAGAGAAAGATTTGGTGTATAATGGAAGATAGAAACTATCTGATACTACCTGTTTCAGAATTAAAGAAAGTTGATTTCGAGCAAATTCTGGAAACATCTGTTGAACATCTAAGATACACTAAAGACCTCAAAAAGACATTTATCAAATGGATTGGCGATCAACCAGACTTCGTATCTAAACTAAAGAATACCGATGGTCCTTATACTCATGAAGAAATGCTAGAGATAGTAAAAGATGAGGAATGGGACCCTCCGACAAATGATGCTAAATAATACAATTAAATTAATAAGAGAATAGTAATGCCATCTTCACATTCAAAAGACCTTGAAATTCATAATGCCAAGATGTTCAAAACATCTGTGGCTCAGAATGTTACCAATTTATACATGACAATTGGCAAAACATCTCCATGGCCATCTGATACTAATCCACCTGTTCCAACCACTTC